CATCAGGAGATAATAGCTATTGGTTCTATGCTGGTTCAGCTAAAATCTACAGATACAATGGTTCTAGTCATGAAGACTTTACGAGAGCATCAGGTGGAGATTATTCGACTAACTTAACAGCTTCAGGTAATTGGACTGGCTCTATATTTAATGGATTAGCTATTTTGAACAATGGGGTAGATGATCCACAGTGTTTAGCAACAACAGGTGCTAGTGCTTTTACAGATTTAACTAATTGGCCAGCAAGTACGACTTGTAGAGTAATAAGACCTTTTGGTAATTACTTAATAGCTTTAAATATGACTGAGTCTTCAACAAACTACCCTAATAAAGTTAGATGGGGAGATGCAGCAGAAAACCTTACACTACCTAGTTCTTGGACAGCTTCAGCTACAAACGATGCAGGTTCAGCAACAGTAGGAGATGCAGGTGAATTTATTGTAGATGGATTTCCATTAAAACAATCTTTTATAATATATAAAGAAAACAGCACTTACATAATGACTTTTACTGGTGGTAACTTGGTATTTGATATTAAGAAGTTATTTGATGATTCAGGAGCTTTATCAAGAAACTGTGTAGCAGAATTTAATGGTAAACATTTTGTTGTAACTAATGGTGATTTAATTGTCCATAACGGAGTATCTAAAGAGTCAGTTGCAAGTACAATAGTTAAAAGAACTTTATTTGAAGAAATTGATGGCACTAATTACGCTAATATATTTGTAACCCATAACACACAAAAGAATGAAATATGGGTATCTTACCCAACAGTTGGTTCAACTTATTGTAACAAAGCATTGATTTGGAATTATAAACTTAATGCTTTTAGTTTTAGAGATTTGCCTGATATTTTGCACATAGCATTAGGAATAGTAGACCCTGGAGCAACGGCAGTTGTTTGGTCAGGACAATCTCAAAGTTGGATAGCCTACAGCACAACAGAGAATTGGGGTCAAAGAAATTATAACCCAACAGAAACTAGTATTTTAATGTCGAGCCCTGGAGACACTAAACTCTATAGAGGAGATCATGGATTTGATTTTGCTGGTTCTAATTATACAATGATATTAGAAAGAAAAGGATTAACCCTTGATGGTAATACTAATACAGTAAAACAAGTAAGAAAGATTACTCCAAGATTTTCTAGCACAGGAACTGCTGAAGTATTTGTAGGAAGTTCTATGACCCCTGATGGTACATATACTTACAAAACACAACAGACTATAAATCCTGACACACAAAACAAGGTAGATGCTAGAGCAACAGGTAAATACATAGCTATTAAGTTTCAAAACACAACAGCTACAACTTTTGAATTAAACGGATATGATATAGAATATGAGGTAATAGGAGAACGCTAAATGTCACAAGCACCTAAATATACGCCTAATCCAGTACCTGATAATCCTGAAGATTTACCCCAATATCTATTACAAGAGTTTCAAAGAATACAAGGAGCTTTAGAAGAAAATCCTACAAACTTCATAGAGGTTAAAAATGTAGCTCCAAGCAGAATTAAACAAGGTGATATCGTTTACGGAGATGGTACAAACTTTAATCCAGGATCTGGTGAAGGAGTTTACTTTAGAAATGCAGCGGGAAACTGGGTAAAACTAGGGTGAATTTATATATATCAGGCATACCATCAGAAAGACTTAATGAGGTTTGGGAAGACTGCGAACCTTACATAGCTATGGGAAACGGAAAAAGTAGAGATGAAATGTCTGTTGAAGATATCTACAAAAGATTATCAGAAGCTCGTATGCAACTTTGGTTAGTTTTTAACGAAGATAAAGACATAATATCTGTTTTAACTACAGAAATTATAGATTATCCAAGAAAAACTGTATGTAGAATAGTTACATTAGGTGGTAAGGATCTGGATATATGGGTAGAAGATTGGTTAGAAACCATAGAAGCATGGGCATTAGAAAATGATTGCGTAGCTATGGAAACAGTTTGTCGGAAAGGATTTATAAAGAAACTAGAAAAATTTGGATATGAAAACGCATACACAGTTCTCGTTAAGGAACTCACAACAATACATTAGAGGTACATTATGAGTAAAGGAAGTGGGTCGCAAACCCAAACAACACAATCAGAGCCATGGGAAGGACAAGCTCCTTACTTAAAGGATATTTTCCAACAAGCTCAGAATATGACACCACAACAGTTCTATGAAGGACAAACTTATGCTGACCCTACTGATCTACAACTAAGGGCAGAACAGCTTGGCCAACAACAAGCTTATGGTGGACAACAAGATATTGCTAACGCTTTAGTACCAGGATTTACAAGTCTGATGGCAGACCCTTCTGCTAGATTTGCAGACCCAATGTTTCAACAAGCATTACAAGCAGGATTAAGACCTATAGAGCAAGGTATGCAAAAAGGTTTACAACAAGCTAGGAGAGGTGCTACTGGAGCAGGTCAACTAGGTGGAAGTAGACAAGGTATACTAGAAGCTAATGTAATGAGAGATTATTTGAATAGCTCATCAGATGTTGCTGCTAAAATGTATGGTGGTATATATGGCGATGCTCTGAAATCACAAGCTGTGGCTATGCAAAATGTTCCAACTCTAATGAGTGGTTTACAAGCACCAGCTCAGAACTTATCAAAACTAGGAATGATAGAGCAACAAAGGGCGCAACAACCTATAGATGAAGCTATGAATAGATATAACTTTAATCAAAACGCAAGTTTAGCTAACCTACAAAACTATTCTAATCTAATAGGAAGTCCTATAGCCGGAACACAAACAACTACTGGCCCAGGAACTCAAAGTGGTGGCGTACAAGGTGCGGCAGGAGCAGCAGGTTTAGCTAGTGCTTTAGGAATGACTAACCCTTATGGTTTAGCGGCAGCAGGACTTGCAGGATTATTTTCATAATGAATATTGAATTAATAGGAGATACAAATGTTTGATTTTTTAAGTGGATTAGGTGGAGGAATAACTAGTTTGCTTCCAGCTTTTGGTGGAATGATGTCAGGAGCAGGTGGCTTATTAGGAAAAGCTACTGATATGTTTACTGGTTTTCTTGGTAATAAACCTAAAACTCCTATAACTATGCCTAACATACAGAAATCAGGTGGAAACTATCTCTTAGACAGCATGACTCCTGAAACAGCAGGAGTATTCCAAGGAATGGGAGTTAATCCACAAGGTTTTGCTATGCAACCTCAAACAGGACAAGGGCAAGGACAAGGAGATGTAGCAGGAATGTTACAATCTTTAGGACAGTCTGGTTTATTAGATCAGGAGCAACCACAGTTTATGCAAGTACCCCCAACAGAATATGCTGCTAGACAGCAAATACAACCAGTAGATTTGCAACAATATTACAAAAATTTAATGTCTAACAGACAGGGGTTATTATAATGGCGTATCAGTTAATACCTAGTATTCTAAGTCAAGGATCAAGAATTTTAAGTCCTATAGTAAGAAACTTTGTCAAAAGAAAAAGAAAACAAATGGGAAAGGCAGAAATAATCCCAGATAAACAAATAGGATATGGTGGCGCAGCAGGAACAGCAGGAACAGAAGGAACAAAGCGTGGATTATTAAGTAGCATCTTTGATAAAAGAAATAGAGGTTTGTTAGGAGTAACAGGTGCAGGAAGTTTAGCATCATTAGCTGTAGCATTTTCTGGAGATCCTGAAACACCTGAAGCAACACCACCTTCTGATAATAGAGATGTTGTGTTACCAAGTCCTGAAAAAGATATTGACCCAAGATTGCTACAAGTTTTATTTCCAAACATAGGTGGCAAAGCTACTAACAAAGAATTAATAAACGCAGCTATATTGAGAGCAAGTTTAGAAATGCTTAAACCTAGGGCTACCAACGAAAACTTTGCATCATCAGCACAAAGAGCAATAAAAGCAGGTGCAACAGTAGGCTCACAGAATATTGGTATTTATCCATCAGCTAGAGCAGCAAGAGAAGCTGGACAGGCAGAAGGATTTAGCGAAATAGAGGTATACCAAAAAGACACTGGTTGGTCTTATAAAGGAACATTTGATGGAACTTTCGGTGGTGGAACAGAAACTTCTACTACTAATGTTAACAAAATAATAACGCCAGAAGTAATTACAGCATTTAAAGCAGAGCCTGGTAATGAAAATTATTCTGATGAAGAAATTATAATTGGTTTAAAACAAATAGGATATACAGAAGGTACAGAATAACATGGTAGATTTAGCTATTCCTAAAAAATTTCAAGAACAAGAAAAAAAAATTAATTTATCTGTTCCTGATAAAATTGGTTTAACCATTCCTGCTGAATATCAGGATAATGTAAGCGATGTAACTGATGATCAGGTAGCTGGAGCAGGAACTTATGCGGCAGCTTTAGGAACAGAGGTTCTTTTAGCTGAAAGCATTAA